CCGGCATTCAGCGCCAATATTCTCGAGCAGGAAGCGCCACCGAAGGATGGTCTGCGAGTATCGACCAGAAAACCAAGTGCGGTTTCATCGACTGAAGATTCGCTACGCGATAACTTGATTGTTGACATTGACGCCGCCAAGCAAGTGCCGGCGCTGTTCGAAAAGCTGGCCAATCTGTTCCGCCGCTATGACCTACTGCGATCTGCCGAGACCGACCTCGATGCTGACAAGGTTGTGGACCATGTAAAGCGTCACGTAATTGACAATCTACTTTGGCTTTACGACCAGGTTCCAGCTGCAATTCGGGAGCGGTCAAAGCTCTGGTATGACGGGGCAAACCAACTTGCAATTCGCTGGGCCGATAGATATGGCACCTCGCCCCAGGCGGTTGCCGGCGTCATGGCCTCGCTGTCGCCGCAGAAAGACTGGTTCATGAACGTGAGCCTGGCCGAGCGCGTGATGGACATCATGACCGATCCGGCCATTTTGAACCTGAAGCCGACCGAGGAGATGAAGGCGAGGGCCGAGATTTACTTCAATGCCTGGAACGAGAGCTATCAGCGAAACAAGCAGAAAGCGATTCCGGTGCAGACTCGGAACAATGAAGACTATGCCAGGAGGCTTAAAACCTGGGCAGAGCGCCGCTTGAAGCACAGAGAAAAAATGGCTGACTGGGAGCAGCGCGCCGAGAAGGCCAGGGCAGCAGGCCGCAAGGTGCCCAAGAAGCCGGCCCCGTTCACTGCAAAAAAACCGGTGAGAAAAATTGCATCAATTCGTGGCGAAGGGTTTGGCGACCTGATCAACACCGCGATGCGGTATTCGATGGCCGATCTGATCAACAGCGGTCATCGCAATACGGACATGCTCAAAGCAGTCTGGATCCGAGCCTATGACGAGGCGCACAACCCTCGTGCCTATCGCGTTGTTACGCCAGAGGGCGGGTTCGACGATTTCGTTCAAACCGACAAGAACGAGGACGCCATGGTCGCCTGGGGCAGCTTTGGCGAGATCAGGAAGGCGGCCTCGATCTTTGGCGATCCGAGTGCAGAGAACATTGATGTCCAGCTCGGCGCGCAGCACAAGGTCCGCAACTTCTACAACAACATCATTGCGCCAAACGCCGGCATCGACGTCACGATCGATACGCACGCGGTGGCTGCTGCCTTGCTCAAGCCGCTGTCCGGAAACTCGATCGAGGTGGCGCAAAACCTGGGCGGCCTGGGCAGTGACATCTCCGGGGTCACTGGAACCTACGCCATCTACGCTGACGCCTACCGCGAGGCCGCCGAGAAGCGCGGGGTGCTGCCTCGCGAGATGCAGTCGATCACCTGGGAGGCTATTCGCGGGCTGTACACGGCGGGATGGAAGGGGCAGCAGTCGAATGTCGATGCCATCAACCAGTTGTGGGATAATTATCATCGGGGCGAGGCCACAATGGCCGATACCCTCGGGGCCATTTTAGAGACCGCAGGAGGCATCAATGCGCCAGCTTGGACAGAAACCAGTGGACGGGACGATAGCCGAGCTCGAGAGGCAGGGGATTCCAGTTACGAGGGAAACATACCTCGGAATGATCTGGCCGTTCGGGGATCCGGAGCCGTGGACGGCAGAGCACGAAGCGGAGCTGCCGCCCGAGCTCCAGGACTGGTCCAAGGTGGAGACCTCCTAGCCCAGGAGGATCTCTGGCCTTTCGGCCCGGAGAGCGTCAGCGAACAGACGATCGGTAGCGCCGACACCTCCCTGAACCAGGTGCCGGCCGGGTTCAAGCTGATCGACAGCAAGGTCAAGTGGAAGTCTGGCACCCGAAACGTGGACATCGGTGGAGGGCGCTTCGACGCGCATACCGAGGCCCTGGCTGCCCGCGGCGTCGAGAGTTTTGTCTACGACCCCTTCAACCGACCTGCGAGCCACAACCGCGAAGTGGTCGCCAGGGTCGCCGATGGTCAGGCCGATACCGCCACGATTCACAACGTGCTCAATGTCATCCGCGAGGAGGGCGCCAGGCGCAACGTAATTCGCCAGGCCCACGACGCTGTCCGGGACGGTGGCGAGGCCTACTTCACCGTCTACGAGGGCAACGGCAAGGGCGAGGGTCGCGAGACCACCAAGGGCTGGCAGGAGCACCGCAAGACGGCCGACTACATGCCTGAGATCGAGGCGATCTTTGGCAAGGACAACGTCGAGCGCAAAGGCAAACTGATCATCGCCCGCAAGCCGTCCGTGCATGAGCGGTACAGCGATATCAACCCGTGGGATCTGACGCCGGCCGAGCTCTACAGCCACCCGATGATGGACGCTGCCAGGGTCAGCCTGGCGAAGTTCCCGCGCATTGATCCCGCGGACCCCGCGCGCCAGGACATGCAGCGCCAGGTGGCCGATGACGTCTACCAGGACCAGGCCTCGAAGCACGAGATCAAGCGAGAGAAGAAGGTCTGGCTGGTGCTGGGCCCGTCGGCGTCTGGTAAGTCCAGCCTGGTCGAGGGCGAGAACGGCCTGGCGGCACAGACCGGCTCGATCATTATCGACTCCGATCACGCTAAGGAGCGGATCCCGGAGTTCCGCGGCGGGACCGCTGCGGACGTCGTCCACGAGGAAAGCAAGCTGATCGCCGGCAGGATCGGCGACATGGCGCGCGACCTCGGTATGAACATCGTCGAGCCCCTGGTCGGCGGCAAATACGCCAAGATCCTGAAAAAGATCGAGAATTACCAGAAACTGGGGTACACTGTTGGTGTGCGGATGGTTGATCTTCCCTGGGAAGAGACCTTTCGCAGGGCTACCGCCAGGTGGCAGCACACCGGACGGTTCATCCCGCCGGAGTACCTTTACGAGTCAGTCGGGTACGGTCCGGCCGAGACTTTCCTGAGACTGCTCGAGGAGAATGTCGTTGAAGATGTCGAAGCCTTCAGTTCCGCCGTCCCAAAAGGACAGCCTCTCCAGCGCATCGAAGATTTCCCAGCGCATGCGCGAGGACGCACTTTACCAGCGGTACGCCCCGGACCTGGATCCGGACGAGATGGGCAAGCACCTGGAAGAAGCCAAAGCGATGGCCAAACGCCTGGGGATCAGCTAAACCAGGATGCCTGGCACGGGACCGGCAACGTCGATCCCTATGACCGGTTCCGCACCGACGCGATCGAGAACAACCCCGGCGGCGAGGGCTCCCAGGTCTACGGCTGGGGGCTCTACTTTGCCACCAAGCGCAGCGTCGCCGAGTGGTACAAGAAACAGAATGCGAATGATCAGATTCGCATCAAGGGCAAGCAGCCCAATCCTTCCTCCGCGATCCTGAACTACACCTGGGCGCTGTCAAAGGCGAAGACCCAGGAGGAGTGGGACGCGCAGTTCGCCAACTCCAAGCGCCGCGCCTGGAACGATTACATGGACTACTCCCGCCTGGCCGAGGAGGAGCGCCAGGATCGCATCCCTGACAATGAAATCATCGAGGACTACGAGGCCGAGGCCGAGTATGTCTATGCCGCCTGGAAGGAACTCAAGGATCTCAAGTTCGGCGATATCACCCGCGATCGCGGCGGGCGCCTGTACAAGGTCGAGCTGGCACCGAAGGATGACGAGTACCTGATCTGGGATCTACCTTTCGATGAGCAGAGCGAAAAGGTGCAGAAACTGCTCAAGGATGATGCGAAGGTAGAGATGTCCGACTTCGAGAAGAAGATGTACGACGAGTATGGTCTCTTCTCTGATCCCGATACCGGCGAGACACTTTACAACCGACTCTCTCTTCGCCTGGGCGATTCTGACCAGGCCGCCTCCAAGTATCTACATTCGCTCGGCGTGCGTGGCATCAAGTATCTCGACGGTAGTAGCCGCGGCCGCGGCGAGGGCGATTACAACTTCGTGATCTTCGACGACTCGGACGTCTCGATCAAAGAGGTCCACCAGCGCGATCGCAAGCGCCGGGTGAAAGGCGGCTACCAGCCGCTGCTCGAGGGCAACCTGATCAAGCTGTTCGAGTCGGCCGATCTGTCCACCTTCATGCACGAGGCCGGGCACCTGTTCCTGCAGCTCGAGCTCAGCGGCCCGATCGGCGAGGACCAGCAACGGATCCTGCAGTACCTGGGCGCCTCGAGCGTGGACGAGGTTCTGGTCCGGCCTGGCGAAGTGATCCCGGACGCCAAGCGCGAAATGCACGAGAAGTTCGCACGCTCGTTCGAGGCCTACCTGTTCGAAGGCAAGGCGCCGAGCCAGGAGCTGCGCAGCACCTTCGCCAGGATGTCCGAGTGGCTGAAGCAGGTCTACAAGAGCATGCAGCGATTCCTGCGTCTGAGCGGAGTCGAGCTCAACGATGACATCCGCGGCGTGTTCGATCGCATGCTGGCCACCGAGGAGCAGATCGTCGCGGCTGAGCGCGAGCTCACCTACGGCCAGGATCTGTTCACCTCTGCAGAGGCCGCCGGCATGACGGCCAGCGAGTGGGACGATTACCAGAAGCGCAAGGCCCGCGCGAGCGAGAAGGCCAACGAGACGCTGCAGGAGAAGCTGCTCAGGACGATCCGCCGCAGGACCGAGGCCTGGTGGAAGAAGGAACGCGCCGAGGAGGCCGAGAAGGCGAAAGAAGACCTGGCCAAGGAGCCGGTCTACGTGATTCAGGAGGAGTTCAGCGGCAAGCCGAAGAAGGGCGAGCCGCAGCAGGAGCCGCTACCGGATCTGCCGACCGGTAAAGTAGAGATCGGGAAGCTGCTCATCGACAAGGATTATGGGCGCGCCTATCACGCAGCAAAAGAATCCGGCGATCCCCTGCGTTATGGGTCGACAATAGATTCGACGGATGGCGTTGTCGCTTTCTCCAGGACCGAAATAGTAAAGATGCCTTACGGCATGAAGGCCTTCGTGGGCCTCGGCGAGGACGGCACGTGGCATGTTGTTCACCTTGATACTGGCACGACGATCGCCGCACCAGGCGAGTATTACGACCGCAAGAACAACTCCGACATCAAGATCTACAACCGCAAGAAGTCGGTCGTCGAGGGTGCCAGGAAGCGATTGCTGGGCCGGGGCAAGAAAAGCGTCGACGCTATGCTTGCCAGGCGCAAAGACCCGAAAACATCGTACCGCGATTACACCCAGGACCAGCTGGAAGCGGCATTCCTTGAGAAGCACGGGATCAAGCCGCACCGCACCAGCGCGACGATCGTGCCTCTGGTCGCGAACAAGTTCAGCACCGCCCTGGTCGAGGAGATGTACGGCGGCCAGGTGCCGTCGAAGCTGAAGCGCCTGGTCCACAAGTCGTCGGACATCAACCCGGATACCGTTGCCGGCGCCTATGGCTACGCCTCCGGCCGTGAACTGCTGGACGCTATCATCCAGGCTCCGAGCCTCTCAGACGCCGCTCAGGCGCGCGCAGAGGAGGTGATGGTAGGTAGGCATGGGGACATCCTCAATGATGGCACCCTGGAGGAGCAGGCCCGCGAGGCGGCCAGGAACGAGGAGCGCGGCAAGGTCATCCTGCAGGAGCTGCGCGCCCTGAACCGGACCACCGGCCGGCAGACCATCGATCGCGATGCCCTGAAGAAACGCGCCGAGGCCACCATTGCCTCGATACCGCTAAATGAGCTCAGACCTGACAGATACCATCAGGCCGAGATAAAAGCCGCTCAGAGGGCCGCACAGGCCGTCTCAGAGGGTAATACGCAGGCAGCGCAGGATGCGAAACTGCAGCAGGCGGCCAACTTCTATCTGTGGCGGGCGGCGCACCAGGCGCGGCAGAAACGCGACGCGATCCGCCGGCGGCTGCAGGGCATGCAGCGCCGCAACTACAGCACGAAGACCGTGCACAAGGACTACATCCGCCAGCTCAAGATCTACCTGGCCGCCTACGACTTCCGCGTCTCGAGCACCGAAAGCAAGGCCGAGGCCAGAGAGCGGCTGCTGCGGGTGGCCGAGTGGGTGAAGCGCCAGTCGACCGACGACTTCGAGCTCGGCACCTACGACTCGAACCTGGACAAGATCCTGGCGGCCGAGGATACCGGCGGCCTCGAGGAGTTCAGCATCCGCAACTACCGGACCATGACGCTGGCCGAGCTCGAGGCGGTAGACGAGATGGCCAGGCACCTGAGATTCATCGGCGGCCAGCTGGCAGATGAGGCCAAGGCCGAGCGCGCCAAGGAGCACGCCAAGGCAGCCCAGGCCCTGATGGATAATTTCAGGGACCGCAAGCCGACCGATCGCCACTCGAAGTGGAACAAGTTCTGGCGCGGCGTTCGCGACTACGGCGCCAACGTGATCATGCACGCCGACTCGATTTTGCGGTACCTGGATAAGTACGCCGACGACGGGACCCTGTATCGGATGATCAAGCGCCCGATCGACGACGCGGTCACCCAGCGTTTGCTGCCCAGGCAGAAGCAGGTTGGCGAAGAGCTCGACAAGATCTACAAGGCCTTCTACGAGACCGGCGAGCTGCGCGAGATGAACCGCGGCCAGGACGTCGCCGGCCGGACCATGAGCAAGTGGGAGATGATCGCCCTGGTGCTTAACTGGGGCAACGAGTCCAGCCGCCAGGCGGTGCTCGCTTCTGTCCGTGAGGGCCAGCAGGAGTGGACCGAGGCCCAGGTCCAGGAGGTCATCGAGCGCCTCGACAAGCGCGACATGGACTTCATCCAGTCGGTTTGGGACTACGTCAATACGTTCAAGAAGGAGCTGTTCGAGCTCGAGCGCCGCCGGCACGGCCTGGTACCCCCGGTAGTCGAGGCTGCAGAGGTGGTAACCCCGCACGGCACCTACCGCGGCGGCTACTATCCGCTGAAGTACGACAAGAGCGAATCCTTCCGCATCACTGCCCACGAGGCGGACGACCTAATCAAGAGCATGCAGGTCGGCCACTATGCCAAGGCGCACACCAAGGACGGCATGCTGCAGGAGCGCAGCAACTCCGGCGGCGCACCGGTGCGTCTCGACATGATGGTGCTGCATCAGCACGTGAATGAGGTCATCACCCTGATCTCGATGGGCGAGGCGGTGGAGAAGGTGAGCCTGTTGCTGAGCAGCCAGGTGTTCACCAAGGCGATGCAGGCCACCGGTAACACCGACCTGCTGCGGGCCCTCGATGTCTGGCTCAAGGACACGGCCGCCGGCGAGATCATCCAGGGCGATCTCTCGAGCTCGATCATGCGCATGGCCAGGGTCGGATTGTCCGCCTCGAAGATGGGATGGAACCTGGGAACCATGCTGGTTCAGCCGCTGGGCGTGTTCCAGTCGATGCCTGTTGTCGGTTATGGCAACACCCTGAAAGGCATCGTCCAGATGTCGCGAGGGTTCAAGTCGGTCGTTAGCGGCATTCACGCCAGGTCGCCGTTCATGATGGAGCGCGCCTCGACCTTCAACAAGGATATCCGCGACACTCTGAACAAGATGCGCGGCGATCCGAGCAAGCCGAACTTCTACCCCGACTGGATGCGCGAGAGCCTGTTCGCCGGGATCGTGTTCTTCCAGAGGTACGTGGACACGGCCACCTGGCTGGCGGCCTACGAGAAGGGCAAGAAGTCCCTGCCGAACGCGACCGAGGCCGACCTGGTGCACTTCGCCGATCGCGCGGTGGCCAGGTCGCAGGCCTCCGGTGTCTGGTCTGATCGCACGCCGATCGAGCGTGGCTCGGTGAGCGAGAAGGTGCGCCAGGTCGAGTACGTCCGGATCTGGACCACGATGGCCAGCTATTTCTTCGCCAAGGCGAATGTCGCAATCCAGCTCACTGGGCAGACCAATTTCCGCGATCCGAGGCAGGTCTTCCAATATGTGATCAACATGCTGGTCCTGTTCTCTCTCGAGGCTCTGATCGTCAGCATCATGCGGAATACCGCCCCCGATGACGACGACGACGAGAGCTACGCGATGTGGTGGGCCAAAGAGACTGCCCTGAACGTGATGGGCGCATTCCCGTTCGTGCGCGAGTTCGCCTCCGAGGCTTCCGGGTTCCGCGGCAACTCAGCCTTCGGCAGCCTGGTCAAGGAGGCTGGCGACGTTATCAAACAGATCGATCAGGGCGAGTTCGATACCGCGCTGGTGAAGAGCATCAACGACCTGGGCGGGATCGCGTTCCGCTATCCGAGCTCAGCCATCGGGCGCGCCGGCGATGCGTTGTACAGAGATCTTCAGGGCGAAGATGTGGAGCCGCATGAATATCTCATTTGGAGAGAGAAAGACTAGTTGCGAAAAGCGCGACTGTTTCATGTGAAACATGCGGGCTACGCTCTGAACTGAAACTGGAGTTTTAGATATGACCGTCACCAGTACAGATATCACGGCCGGGCCCTATACCGGCAACGGTACGACTGACACCTACAACTACGACTGGACCATTCAGTCGAAAGACGAGGTGATCGTTTACGAGACCGATGACAGCGGCAACGTCACCACGCTGACGGTTGATACCAACTACACGGTAAACAATATCGGGGAGAGTGGCGGTGGCACCATCACCCGCGCCGCGGGGAACCTGCCGAGTGGCTACACCTGGTACATCGTCTCGAACTTCGAGCAGACCCAGGACACCAGCTTCTCGAGCCAGGGCGAGTTCGATCCCGGTGTTCACGAAAGCGCCTTTGACAAGTTGACCTACCTGGTCCAGCAGCTGCAGGAGATCGCCGACCGGTCCCTGACCCTGCCACAGTCAACGACCGGCGTCAGCGTCACGCTGCCAGAGCCGATCGCCGGCTACCTGGTCGGCTGGAATGACGATGCTACCGCCCTGGCCACGATCGCCTCGGACGCATCGGTGATCTATGTCGGGCCGTCGGCGCCAGACGAGACAGTGTTCGTTCTCTGGTACGACTCCACCAACGAGGTGCTGAAGTATTGGACCGGCTCGGCCTGGCAGGCGGCATCCGGCACCGACATCAGCGGCAAGGCCGATCGCGATACGGATGCTGTCGCCGGCAACCTGGCCGAGTTCGATGCCAACGGCCACCCGGTTGACTCAGGCATCGACTCCAGCGTAGTTGTGGTCGACTCCGACCTTACCGCCTACGCCCAACTGGCCAGCGCCAACTTCACGGCTCTGCAGGTCGGCGGTGAAGATGTCCTGACGACGTCGGACCAAGTCAGCGGTAAAACCATCTTCCCGGATGTCTCTACCTCTGTTTCAACGACGCTCCCATCGGGCACAGTCCCCAGCCTTTCAGAGGCGATCAGCGCGACCAAGACCATCGTCATTCCGACAAGAGGAGTTGGCACGCTTTGGATTAGTGATCTCTTCCTGGAGGCGACTACATCCAACGCAGTCACCGGCCCGCGCTTTACCATCGAAGTTGATGGAACTTGGTATGACCTGGAGGGCGAGGATGTTGATCTGAGGGAAACTGGAATAACAGTTACTTCCGCAACCGACCCCGCAAGAGCGCAAGGCCTTATTGGCCCAGACCTTATTGGTGCCGACAATATTGAGGTTCACGATTTGTATGTGGGTGTCATCGCATGGACGGTTCTAAACAAGCTGGACTCCATGCCATCTGGCTCGCGCACTGTTCGATTTGGAATCTATACCCCTGACACTGCGGATCCAGGAGTAATTCGATTCGACCTTGGGACTCCTAAAGTGGAGCTGATGATATGATTGATGAACTCAGGGCCTGCCGGCATTTCTATACCGGCGACGAGGTTCGCCGTTACCGTGACGGGCGTATCACTCGCAATGGTACTGATCTCAGCCGTGCCGAGATCGACGCAGCCGTTACCAACTTTCAACCAGTCTATGACGCCTGGGTAGCGGCGCGAGCTGCGGCAGAGGCAGCCAAGGTGCAGCGCGAGACGGACGCAGCGGCGATCAAGCAGGACAACGCGGTCAAGCAACTGATCAACGCCAGCCCGGACCAGATCGAGACCTGGATCACCAACAACGTGACCAACTTGGCCGAGGCCAAGGCGGTGCTGATCCGCCTGACCAAGGCCCTGAGTGCGGTAGCACGCGAGGCGTTCGTAGACGACTAACGCCACCTGGCTCTCAATGCTGCGCGAACCTCTGCTGGCAGCGTCGGTGCAATATCCTTGTCCTGGTGGGTCATCATGGTCCTCGACTTCTGATCAACTGCACAGGCCGTGCACTGCCTCTTATCGTTGCGCAGCTGCCCCTGGTTGACCGTCTCCTGGGCGCCGCAACTGCACTCGACCTGGTACCAGTGCTGCGGCTTCGCCAGGTGCTTCCCGGTGGCCGGGTTGTCGCATGAGTGTATGAGGTAGCGAAGCACTTTCAACTTGCCAAAGGTGTCGCCCTTCCTGAAGGCGGGGGTGGCTCTCATCCGGCCGCCGTATTCAATCTTGATGCTCATTCCCCCTCCCGTGCCCCGGCGATGGCAGCGTCGATTTCTTCTTCGGTAGCTTCGAGCCACCCCATGCGCACAGCCATGCGATACCGCTCAGCGTCTTTCAGCGATTGTTCGTAACCGCTGCGAGACATTTGTATTTCCAAATAGTTGACGCGTTTTCTCATCCGCTCGTTTTCTTCTTGAAGCCGGTCCTTCTCATCCCGCACATTATGCAGCACTGCAATCTCGCGGCGCTGCGCCTCTATCAGATCATCCTGCTCCCGGATGCGCCGTAGCAGTTGCTCACACTCGCGATACTTGCCTTCATACTCACTCATCACTCTGGTTTCCCGTCTAGTTTCCCGCAGTCGTAAGCGTATTGCTTCCAGTCGGCTAAGCATTTACGCGCTTCGCGCAAAGTCTTTGCTGCCTTTTGGTCTGCGTTCAAGATTGCCTCTAGTTCGGCGATCATGCTTTCCAGATTAAACCCCATCACCTTGCTCCTTTGTTGTTATGTCAACGTCGTTAAAGATCTCGGCGGCTGGGATGCGATCCGGATAGTCCAGGCACGACACACCCTGAATCTCAATAGGGAGGGTGTGCGGGCTGTAGATCTGGATCTCGCCAGTGAACTTGTTGAAGGCGATCATCAGGGTCAGTGTCTTGGTGACGATTAGCTTGATACACCGCCAGTTGCCGGCACGGTCTTCTTCCAGTGTGCGCAGCACCTCGGTCTCGGTGAACCCGTCCCGCAGAACAGCACAAACATGGGTCTCAGTCTGCTCGATAATCCTGCCGAGTGGCCACTCTTCGGCTATCATGCCGGGGTCATCGAACAGCGTACAAAGCTCTTTGTACTGTTCGTGGGTCAGGTACATGGCGTCACTCATCACCTTGCTCCCTCGCCGCGTCGATGGCGGCGTGTAGGTCTGCGTTGTCTGATTCGTTAAGCATCGAATCGTATGCTTCCCAAATACGCGGCCAGTGCTTGCGCCACCGCTCGGCGTCTTTGCGCAGCCGCTCGTTTTCCTCCTCAAGCTCCCGGATGCGCTTGTCTGATGCATCGCCGTTGACCCACTCGCCTTCTTCGTCCAGCCCCATGCGCCAGATTAGCTCGGGAGTATATCGTTCAAGGTCACTCATCTCATTTCCCCCATGTCATAGCCGACGATCTCGGGGTACTTGCCCCTGGTGTCGACCCGGATCCGCTCA